TTCAGCGTCGAGCTCCCCGTCGTGGTCCCGTCGAGAACTCGCACGATCGTTCAACCTGGGTCATCCTGGCGCAATTGGCGGTCATTTCAAGCTTGCCGGACACGTCAAACACGCTTAAACGTGCCTGGCAGGTGTCAACGGACGCCTCCCGTCGCTGTCGTGCAACCTGGACGCGCACAGCGCACGTGGGGGGCATTGTGGCGGGGCATGGCACAGCACAACGTCCTACGCGTTTATATAATCAGCGTCGAGCATGAGCAGGATAATATCTTGACAAGTCTTATCAAGTATTAGCTTGTTAAGACAAGTATTATCAAGACAAGTCTTATATTAGCAAGACAAGCTAAGTTAAGACAAGACAAGTCTTGTCGCGTGCCTGGCACTAACTAAGTAGACATAAGTAGACACAAGTAGACAGCGACTAAGTAGACATACATGGACATAAGTAGACACACTAGGACACAGTAGGACACACTAGGACATACTAGGACAACCCCCCCTGCCAGGGGTCTGTTGATGTTACAGAACCAGCACATATACGTCACCCTCTAAAAAGTCAAGGTTCATAACTTGTTGTAGCACAATGAGTTGTGTTATGATACTTGACATGACATTGACAAGACGCAACTTGTTGTGTTATACTGTGTTATGAGTCAAGGTAGGTATAGTTGAGGAGTGTGTTGTCATGCCATGTCACAGTGGTCGCATTGGGGAGAGGTGGAGTCTCAAGTATCAACGTGTCCTTATGTTCTCCATCAAGGGACTCAAGTCAGGAGAGATTGGTCGAAAGGTCGGTCTCTCTTCTCAATATGTGAGAGACATCATGTGTTCTCCCCAGTTTGCCATCCGACGAGAAAGGATGGAGAGGTCATTGGGAGAACAGGTGAATGATGTGCTGAAGAATCATGCCATCAAAGCTGTCAAGAAGATAACACAGATTGCTCACGACGGCACCACCGCCCAGAAACTACAACTTGAAGCAGCAAAGGAAATCTTGTATCTCCTCGGTATCAAGCCCGTCGACGTGTTTGAGCAGAAGGGACGTGACTTGACAGATGAGGAGACCAAGTCCGCAAAGAATACTATCGGTGAACTAGAGAAGATAATGAACAGGCTCGACGAGAAGAAGAGTAGCTTCGTCATAGCTCGTCGGGATGAGGTCGAGTTGACGGCTCCAAGCGAGGTTTCTGTCGATATTACCACACAACCAACTCCTGATGCCGAACATCTCACCGACAGCACAGATAGACCGGAAGTTGTGTCAGCGTAGTCTCTACTACCTTTGTAAGGAAGTATTGGGCTATCATGACATGGTCCCACATGTTCATGGCGACTTCTGTCACTTCCTCACTCATCCCACATTTGGTCGTTTCAGGCAAGCTACTCTCCCCCGTTCCTTCTTCAAGACATGGGTCGCCACTGTTGGGGGAGCTATCTGGCTCACTTTGCCTGATGAGGACCAACTTTATACACAACTCTATCCATACAAAGGTCCCAACTGTCGTGTCCTCATCGCCTCCAACGTCATCGACAACGCAGCCAAGATGGTAAACAAGATAAAGCAGGAATGGATGTCAAACCCTCGTCTTCAAGCTGCCTTCCCAGAAATCATACCCGATTTCAACAAGACTCGATGGTCCGACCATGCAGCTGAGGTTAACAGGACTCTCAAAGCGACAGAGACTACTTACACAGCTGTCGGTGTGGGAGGCTCTGTCATCTCTCAGCACTTTGACCATATCATCGAGGATGACCTCGTCTATGCCAAGAAGGACGATTTCACAGGCATGGAACTTATGCCGTCTCAGGAAGATATAGATAATGCTATCGGTTGGCACAAGCTCTCTTTCTCCCTTCTCGCTAATCCCAAGACAGGTTGTGGGTGGAATATAGGAACGCGCTGGGCTCCTCAAGACCTCATCAACTACATCCGTAAGTTTGAGCATCAGTATCAATGTTTCGAGATGGATGCTGAGGATGGTGGAGATGGTCAAGTCGTGTGGCCTGAACGATACTCTATCGACATCCTCCAACAAATCAAGGAGGCTCAAGGGGCACGTATCTATGAGACTCAGTATCGAAATAGGCCCCGTGCTATGGAAGATGTCGTCTTTGATGTGAGAAAGCTGCAAATCCACGATTCACGAGACGAGTATCCTCGTGGTATGACATACTTTACGGCTGTGGACTTGGCAGGGTGGGGAGACACGAAAGGTTCCTCTCGTAATGCTATCGTTACCGCTGCCCGCGACGACAAGAATCATGTCTGGGTAGCTCGTGTCGACGCAGGTCGCTTCAATCCGACCCAAGTCATCGACCTTTACAAGGAACATTCCCGTCAGTTCAACTCCACAATCTATATCGAAGAGATACAATATCAAGCAGCAGTGTCGTTTTGGTCTCGTGAAGAAATGGAAAAGACAGGCGAGTTCTTTACCCAACGCCGTCTCCCTCGTGAAACCTTCAAAGACGCCAAAAAGATGCGGATAGTTGCACTCGAACCTCTTATCTCAAATGGGGCTCTGCACATTTTAGCCTCTATGAAGTCACTCATGGAGGAGGTCGAACTCTATCCGCACTCGAAAACACTCGACATCCTCGATTGTCTTGGCTATTTGAGGAAAGTCTTACCTATATATAAGGAGGAAGTTGCTCCTCCTATCCGAAACCCCTTCTCCATCGACTCTATAGAGGAAGAATTGAGGACACGTGCACATTCCAGCAACGATTATCCTTTTGACGTTCAGCTTTCTGCTTCTTGGAGGAGTCAGTATGGGAGAAACTAAGCCGACTCGTGCCCAACTGTTCTCCAAAGTGACATTGAAGCCTGACGCCGAGACAATTAACTTCATCCAGAACACACTTGTTCCTTATATGCGAGGTGCTATCAAGGTTGCAGAGGGGAATAGCAAGAATTTTGGCGTCCTTAGCACCAAAACCGCCAATTCTCACGAAGCTGAACAGGTTTTGGACAACTCTATCAGGAACAGTTACCTCCGATGGCTCCAAGCAGGTCAACCAGGCAAATTTGTCGACTTTATGGCTGCTCGTTGGGCTCCTGTTGGTGTGGCTAATGACCCGAATAACCTGAATGCGAACTGGCCTACCAATGTGCGCTCTTCTTTGCAGCAATCTTTGGGTCCAGAGCAATATAATCGTTGGAAGGCACTAAGATTGGCTCAATCTGGTGTCGGTAGTGAGGTAGCGGCCTAATGTCTCCATTTCGTAGTGAGAAACAACGTAGGTTCCTCTGGCTCAAACATCCTGACATCGCTCGCCGTTGGTCAGAGCATTATGGCAGCAAGATAGCCCGTAAAAAGGCGGTCAAAGATGGAAAGTGAAGCCTTGTTGAAATGGCGTCGTAAGCAGAAACGCGGTGCCATAATGAAGCCGTCTACCTTTGCTGACATAGCCTCATCGAGTGGTGGAGGCACAAAAGGTAAACGTATCGCGGGAGCAATCTACTGGAAAACTGCCCGCCGCAAATATTCACGTGTCAAAGCGGTCAAAGGGAGATGACATGCCAAAAGATGATGTTCGCAAGATGTCCAAGATGGTTTCACCCAAAGCAGCAAAGGTGGGCCGCCTACGTGCTATGATGAACACTCACAAAGGCAAGAGAGGTCGTTAACATGGCTGAACGAGATTTGCAGTGGATGAAGGACTCAATCAAGAGTGGCCTAAAGTTTCAAGAACGTGTCGCCCATTCTCAAATGTGGGCAACTTACAAAGCATACTATCGCCATGAGTTTCCAGCCGGTATCATCCCCGTCAATCTTGTCTTCTCTATCTTGCGGTCGACCGTCCCCCAAATCTACTTCCGTAACCCTGCCGTCTCCCTCACTCCTACCAAACCAGGCATCGAGTTTGAGCTTCATGCACGTTTGATGGAGGATGTGGATAACTGGTTGCTACGTGAACTCTCGACCAAATATCAAATCAAGAAGATGATTAACGACGCCTTCTTGTGTGGCATCGCCAACGGCTTCATCGGCTTCGATTCCGAGTTTGGCTACGACCCTTCCAAGACTGTTGCAGGCACTCCTGCTTCTCTCACTCTCTTTGACAAGAAAGGTGATAGGATTGAGTACAACTCCAACATCTATCCTGGCATGCCTTGGTTCCTACGCGCCCGTCCCGAAGATGTCGTGTATCCTTGGGGATGTGAGGACAAGTCTACCGCTGAATGGGTCGCTCTCCGTGTCTTCCGTCCCCTCGATGACATCAAGAAGGACAAGAAGTATACCGGCACAGCTGACTTGAACGGTTCATTTGTGCAACGTCGCACAACCGGAGAAGGCACGACTTACCCGAATTTCATGGAAGAGAAAGACTTGAAGGACCATGAATGGGTCGAGTTGTGGCAGGTTCATGATGCCAAGACACGTGAGATTCTTGCTCTTACGATGGACCATGACAAGTTTCTGCGTAAGGAAGAGGACTTGATGCAAATCGACGGTCTCCCTGTCGAAACTATCACCTTCAATCCCGACCCAGATTATATCTACGGCATCCCCGACACCCGCATCATCGAACCTCAACTTCTCGAATTGAACGAGATTCGCACCCAAGCTATGAAGCATCGTCGTATTGACATTGTCAAGATGCTCTTCAAGAAGGGTGTGCTGGCAAGGTCAGAAATCGAGAAACTCCTCAATGAAAATGTCCAAGCAGCTGTGGAGGTTGATACCGACGCTCCTGACCTGCGCCAAGCCATTATGCCCATGACCCCAGGTGCCACGACCATCCTTGCCGATATGGAGCGTGCTGGGGAGGTTGTTCGAGGCGACATCCGTGAATCTGTTGGCTTCTCCCGTTCCTCCACCGGCGAGTTTCAAGGCAAGACTCACATCACCGCCAAAGAGACCGAGATAGTCAACTGGGCGAACCAAATCCGCATCGACGAGCGTCGTGATATGGTCGCCGACCTCCTCACGAACGTCGTCCGTAAGTTCAACCAACTCGTCTTCACCTACTGGAACACGGACATCGTCCGTTCCATTATCGGTCCTGACGGCGCGAAATACTGGATACGGTTCAACCCTTCCGAGATAAAGGGTGAGTATGGCATCAAAGTCGACCCCACAAATGCCGTCCCTGTTGACCAACGCACCAAAAGGCAAGAAGCTATCGAGATGTCCCAAGCATGGGCAAGCATGAACCCTGGTCAAGCCAAGATGGGCATACCTGCTCCAGCCGAACTCCAACGCTACTTCTTCTCTCAATATGACGGTATTGACATCGACAAGTTACTTGCTCAACAAGGTCAACCTCAACCTGGCGCGGGCATGAACCCTCAGCAAGCCGTCCCTCCTGGTGCCGCCGCTGACATCATGCGGGGGCGTATGCAACAAGGGGGAGGTGTGTGATGCCTATTTGTGCCCGATGTGGCTGGTGGGACCGTTTCTGCCACTGTTCAAGCGTCTCCCTCAACATCATCGACCATTCTTGGGTCTCTCGTGATACATGGGAACATATCGACCCGAAGTTGCCCAGGATGAAGATAGAATCAAAGAAGCAACTCATACACGAATGCGAGAAACGAGGTCTTCTGTGCAAGGCGTTCATGAAGCCCAGGAGCCAAGGAAAGGGGTTTGAACATGCGAAGTAAGGAAACTGTGGTTGAGAAGAGTCTCTCTGTCGAGTTCAAGGATGGCATACCACATTTTGTGTTTGTTGGGGACTGGTCTGGAAAAGACATGATACTCGTCCACAATCACATGTTTAAGGAGTATCGAATTAACCAACGTAAAACGCGACGCACAGAACCTGTAACAACAAAGGAGGAAAGCAATGAGCGACCCAGTTAAGGCTGGCACCGAAGGCCAGACACCGGCGATTGATTTGACCCAGTATGTCCCAAAAGTGGACTTCGAGAAAGCTCAGACAACCTCGAAAGGTGAGACGGACAGGTTGAAGTCCGAGCTTGAACAAGCGAAAATGTCCCTGCTCGACCCAGAGTATATCTCGTATCTTGAAGCTAAGAAGGCCAGGATTGACAAGGGTACTCATGTAGACATCAAGGAT